CCCGTCGCACCTGTGAAACCCGTCGCACCTGTGAAACCCGTCGCACCTGTGAAACCCGTCGCACCTGTGAAACCCGTCGCACCTGTGAAACCCGTCGCACCTGTGAAACCAGTCGCACCTGTGAAACCAGTCGCGCCTGTAAATCCAGTAGCACCTGTGAAACCTGTGAAACCTGTAGCACCTGTGAAACCAGTAGCACCTGTGAAACCAGTAGCACCTGTAAAACCAGTCGCACCTGTAAAACCGGTCGCACCTGTGAAACCTGTAGCGCCAGTGAAACCAGTGGCACCTGTAAAACCGGTCGCACCTGTGAAACCCGTCGCACCTGTGAAACCTGTAGCGCCCGTGAAACCAGTCGCGCCCGTGAAACCAGTCGCACCTGTGAAACCAGTCGCACCTGTAAAACCGGTCGCACCAGTGAAACCAGTCGCACCTGTAAAACCGGTCGCACCTGTGAAACCCGTCGCACCTGTAAAACCGGTCGCACCAGTGAAACCAGTCGCGCCCGTGAAACCTGTAGCGCCAGTGAAACCAGTGGCACCTGTAAATCCGGTCGCACCTGTAAATCCGGTCACACCAGTGAAACCAGTCGCACCTGTAAATCCAGTAGCACCTGTAAATCCAGTGGCACCTGTGAAACCAGTATCACCTAAACCCGTCGCACCTGTGAAACCAGTGGAACCTGTAAATCCAGTAGCACCTAAACCCGTCGCACCTGTGAAACCCGTCGCACCTGTGGCACCTGTGAAACCCGTCGCACCTGTGAAACCCGTCGCACCTGTGGCACCTATAACACCCCTCGCTCCAGTCCCTCCAGGCGGTCCTATAATAACCTCTCCGCTCTCATTCATTCCAATTGTGTTGTCAGGATTATCACCAAACTGTACGCCTCCACTTTGTATTAAAAGATTACCTCCGGTTGAACCTGCACTACCAATATTAAGTTTGTCAACACTTATAGAACCATCAGGGGTAGACTTCATAGCGGTCAAAGTTCCTTCAGGGGAAACAAAATTAATAGTATTATTACTTACGTATAACCCACTCCACGGGAATTCCGCACTTCCTAAATTTGCGCCACTCGTGTCGGGAAGTAAATCTCCGCCAATTACTACATTATTATTGTTCATTCCGACAATTTTATTACTAACATATAAGTCACGAATGCCAGAGGTATTGCTTCCTATATCATATGAATCATCCGTACCTGGTACAAGATTAACATTAAACACACCATCCGTAATTCCACCAGGAATTCCCTGAGGACCCCGCTCACCAGTGTCACCCTTCTCTCCAGGAGTACCCGTGTCACCTTTAGCCCCCTGAGGACCAGGAGCAGAATTGCACGTAACGGTTGTTGTTACAGATTTCCTTGGACAACATTTTTTATTAGACATTATATTATAATAATATAAATTATAATTATTATAAACTTTAATAAATATAATTATTAATTGGAGGGCAACGGTGCCAAACACAATTTAATTTCCCCGAGACTGGCAACATTATATTTTACAACAAGCGGTAAATCATTTTCTAAATATATCTCAATCTGTTGACAAAGATTGGTACATTTAATGAAATACCCCAAATTTTTCAACGAGAATTCGCCCTGAATTATTTTAGAAGAGTCCTGTTTTAGAATAAAACCCATACTTCCATCGGTTTCCGCACGGCGGATTTCGGCCGACGCAAAAGGTCCAGAACACTTAAATATCAACTCATTCCCTACCGATTTAATTTCCAAATTGTCGGAAATACACGACAAATCACGGATAATTTTTTGGAAATCGGTGGACGGCAAATTAATGATGGAAGAGAATTTCACGTCCGGATATTTCAATTCTTCTGGTTCGGGTTCGATAAGGCGAAGTTTTTGTGTCTTGCATTGCTTGATTCCTCCGTTTTCAAATTTCAACGCCAAATGAGATACAATACCGTCTAAATAATCTGCCTTCTCTATATAAATGGTTAGTGTATCGTCGTTGTCAATAGAATTAATCAACTTGAACAAATGATACATATTTACACCGATAATGATTTTCTCCTTTTTGCATTCGTAAAACTCGAAATTTGGTGCGGCCAAAAAAAGGTGAGCTAAAATAGTGTGCGACTTGTCCATATTGATTATTCGTATTCCATCGGGTTCGAACGTAATATTTGTTTCTAAAATAATGTCCTTTAGCGCAGTCATCAGCGTTCTAAAAGGAGATATTTGAACGGTTTTAATGGTTAAAACATTTTCGGTTGTATCAATGGTTGTCATTTATACTAAAATAGTTGAAACCCTTTAAATACTAATGATTTGAATTATTTAAACGCAATAATAAGTTATTTATAAATAAGTTAAAAACAACTAATTAAAAATTAGAATGACAACTAGCACCGAAATGGACAACCCCTGTTATAAAACATTAGACGCATTGTTAAACAAGTATGAAAATAATGAATATATGTTGCAACGGATAAACACCCACATAACAACCATTTTGCCTAATACCCTTGAAAACGAATTTAAAAATCACGAAAAGAGGGTGAATAGAACCGTTTCTTTGAGAAATAATCAGAACGTTTTCATTCAGGTGTTTTTAAGCAAAAACAGATTTTTTTATATTCCCGCAAATAACTTTTTTTATGAATATACGGAAAACAAATACATGATTGTAAAGGAAGACTATATAATTCATACTCTTCTCTCCAGTATATCAAAAGACAGAACCCTTTTGCAATGGAAACATAAGACACGAATAAACGTACTTAAACAAATTAAGGACCGTCCTTTGTATAATTCAATCCCAGAAACAGAGACAATACAAAACGTTCTAAACATTCTTTATCCGGCATTTTTTTCATCCAAAAAAATCGCTAAATATTTTTTAACCATTATTGGCGACAACATCCTTAAAAAAAATCAACATCTCATTTTTTTAGTCAGTCAAAATATGAAACAATTTTTAATAGAACTGGATAACGTCGCTGTTTCTTCTATTGGAAACACCAACACCACGAGCAATTTTATGACTAAATACCACGAAAATCATTTGTATGAAAATTGCCGACTAATAAAATTAAATGGTAGTTATTCCAAGGATTATTGGAGAGAAAAACTCAATATATTCGGTCTGGATCTATTGTGTGTTGCGACACATTATTCAAAACGGTATACAAACTCTGACCTTTTTATTGTAAATAACTCGGACGAAGAGTTAAAAAAATATGCGTTTTATGTAAAATCCAATACTCAACAAACCATTATTGATGAATTTTGCGACAAGTGCATTATTTCTACTAATTCGGAATATAAGATGGAGTGGAAAAATGTTCATTTTATATGGAAACAGTTCTTATCGAAATACAACATCCCTAATGTAATTTATTCAACCGTATTTAAAAATCTGTTTATGGATAAATATTCGTATGTTTCCAATACCGACCAATTTTGCGGATTAACCAGCACCTTTTTACCAATGTACGGCGAGTTTATACTTTTTTGGAATAATGTTATCACCATAAACGACGCAACAACAGAAACATTTGATTCTGAATTTGAGATTGATGAGATTCATACGTTATTTAAAATGTGGGTAAAAGATAATTCAGAAACCGTTTCCTCGATTGGCGCCATTAGTGAAGACACCATTTTAAATATCATTAAACATTTTTTCCCAACGGTTGAAATTATTGACGACAAGTTTATTCTAAATATATCGTGTTCCTTGTGGAACAAAATAGAGGACATTAATAAGTCATTCAAGTATATAAAAGAGAGTGTTACTAAAGACTTGTGTGATGAATTATTGTCATTTGATGACATTTATAGAAGTTATTGTGATTTATGCAATAAAAATAACATTAAAAATGTAGTGAGTAAACAATATTACGACAAATATTTGTATCATAATTGTTCTGAATATATAGAATATGACACATTCATAAAAATGGATTTTATAATAAATTATTAAGCGTTTCCTAGTAAGCGTTTAATTATTTTACTTATTATAATATATTGAAAACACTCAATATATTACAAATGATTTATTGATATTCAAATAATTAATTATTATATTCAGAACATTCGTCAAAATCAATTTCTTTGTCTGCTACGCCGACAGCAGTTTCAGTAACATATTTATCAGCATATCTATAAATTCTATTTATTTCTAACTTGCTAATATCATAATTATCAAGTAAATCATTAATGACTTCGTTATTATCAGTCGTTTTTAATTCCATAAAAAACGCAATCAAATCATTTTTATCCATTGTCAATTTTTGACACATTTTTTGTATAAAGGTGCAATTATTATATTCGGTCGAATATTTGGTTAAAACCTTGGTAAACCGAATTTCTTGGTTATCAACCTCGTTATTTGTTTTATTTGTTTTATTTTTATTGTTATTATTGTTATTATTGTTATTATTGTTATTATTATTTCTATTTTTAAATTCGTGATATTGTTTATTATTTTTAAATGTTTTCATTAATGAACTCATCTCGTTAAATTGCCAAATCTGTTTTTGAAATGTTATCCTATCGATATAATCTGAAAAACAAATGTTGTCCAACTGATTAATATAAAATGGTATTGATAATCGTTTGTCAAGTTTACCTATTTCGTCCACTATATTTTCGTGCCACAACAGTCCAACACTTGTTCTATCCGGTTCATTTATAATATTGGTGTGTTCATTAATTGAAAAATTATTATTAATAAGATTGCGTGTAATTTTTTTGGTGTCGTCGCTAGACGATTTAATTTTCGTCATATAATCTATGACTTGAGGTGTAATTTTTGTTGGATTGTTCATATAAAATGAAAAAATATTAGTAAGTTTTCTTAAATCACCTTGAGAGAACAATAACATATTTTTTTTAATTCGTTCATCCGCATCTGGAATAAGTTCATTAATTATGTTAAATATTTGAGAAGAACACGGTGTTTTTAATTCTATCGTATTACAAACCTTTATAATTTCTTTTATTTTTTTATCCATTTTATAATTTCCTATGCATACAATTGGTATTCTCGTGGTATCTTCTAATTTTTGTTTTTTTGTTTTTTTTGGTCTAATAAGTTTAATAAGGGTGTTAATTCCGCCCTTGTCTCCGTTATTCATTCCATCAATTTCATCCATGACAATAACTATTTTATGATCTCTATTAGTAAACAAACTCATTATATTTTTATCTGACATATTTCGTTTAGTAATTTCTTCTATAACATTGGTGTTTCTTATATCACCAGCATCATACAAGACAATATCATATCCCATCTCTTTTAATATTTTTTTTACAAAAGTAGTTTTACCCGTTCCTGGATTTCCATAAACGTATATTCCTTTTTTAAATGAGGCGTCCATTTTGTTCATTTCAAAATTACGCATTAATTCTTTAAAGTGAATTTCATTTTCACCCCTATTTAAAAAATTATTTAAGTTTAAGTTTTCCATAATAATGTATTATACAATTATTCTTTTATGTTAATTTTAACTGACAATTTATGATTATTTATTTAAGATGATGTTTGACACGGATTAACCACACCATAAGTAATACCGTCCCAACTTACATCGCATTTTGTTGCCCACGTATATTTGTTACACGTTCCTTGGTCTCCTGTAAATGGAGAAACATTAAAATCCATTTCTAAATGTTGGTCATCATTTTTAGGAGGACACGACCCTAAATTTTTAACATTTACACACTTTGATGTATTGTTTCCAGAAACATCCAATCCAGTGATTGACCAATAATCAGGACATTCAGGAACAACCGGAGGCCAAGATTTGCTTCCCTTTGCGGATGTTAGCATTGACCCAATTACAATTAAAGTTATAATTAATATTATAATTGCCGAAAACAAAACAATTTTGTGAAACATCTCCATATATAAAATAAATATATAATTTTTTCTATTTGAGTATTATAAATGAATAAAAAAAATAACGGACGAATAGACATTAAATCTCCTAATACAAACAATTTATTTCAAATGTATGATAAAATGCCGGTAAATCAATGTACTACATTTAGAGATCCGACCGAGGGACTCTGGACCCAAACTCCTCTGTCTCAAGCATTTTTCTCTCATCAAAATATTTTAATAATACAGAATGGAATTAGAGCAGGAGTATATAAAATGTCAAATCAACAATATTTAATTGCTCCTCAAGATTGCGATTCTCTAAAAATTATAATGAGAAGTGTGTTTTTACAACATTCATTAAATAAACCAAATGATTATCAATCACAAATAGTAGAATTGAATAAAATTGTATTGGATTATTGTGTAAAACAAGTATACAGCGAAGCCCAAGGATATGTTAAATATATAGATGACGCAAGCACATTAGTGGTCCCAATCTCTCACCCTGTATTATCAAGCACCAATGATAAACAATTGGAATTAAAACCGTGGTTCTAAAAATTCTCCCGAAATCAACCATTTTAACCGCCGATTGTAAAATACAAAATTGATTATGAATTACTATTTATAATCAATTATAATTATAAAAAATAAAATGCCTGAATGTATTCAACATTACAATTTTAATAGTTTATACATATGTTTATTACTATTTATCTATAATATATGGACATCTAATTATCAGTATATAAATATAATTTGCTTAAAATTATATATATTAAATTATACATCATTTATTATTGTAATAAATATAATATGATTATACTTATTTTTGAAAATTTTATCATTTGAAGTAACTATAAAATGGAGCATAAAATATAAATAATGACCGTTTACACCCTCTAACATGTAAATAGCACATTTGAAAGAAACATAAAAAATATTTATCCATTTCATATTAGTGAAACACCGCACCGTATTTTAATTGTCATCCGTTTTCTGTTTGGACACCTTTTTTACTACCTTTTTAGCATTGGTTCCATTTTTAGTCGATTTTTTGGCAACCGTCATACCTTCACAAAGTCTTCGTCTTCCTTCTTTGTATTCGATATATTGTTCCTTTAGTTTTTCCAATTCAACCAACCACATTTCATTGATGGTGGTTTTCTTGAGTTTGTCTAGTTCATCTTCCTTAATCGCCTTATCCTTCATTATTTTTTCTACGTTTTCCTCCGTCACCGAATCCATCGGCATTTTTACTAAATATTTATAGTCTCCGTCGTCGTCCATTTTATCAAATCCCTTTTTCACCAACATTTCGGTTACTTCTTGTCGTTTCTTTTTCCTTAAATCGATGGTTCCGTCCAACACTTCTTTAATATACTTTGTTTTGTTGGACAACAATACCAACTCATTTTCAAACGCAATAATCATATAATTTTTTCTTTCTTGATACAGATTTAGTCTAACTCCATAATAAGTCTCAATTATTTCGGTGACGTTATTGTATTTTTGTAGTTTGTCGTCGGCGTCAAACAGATGCATGTTGGTGGTGGTATTGGTCGTGTACAATTTTAGAATTTTTTCAACTCCGTTGCACCCATTTTCCCCGACGACGCCTTCTAGTTTGTCCAATTGTCCATTCATAAAGGTGATGGTAAAATCTACGTTGATGTCCTTGCTTAAATCGTCGTAATCTTTAACGATTTGTTGATTTTTTTTCCCGTCTTTATCCGTTTTCGTTTCAATAAGTCCTTCCAATAGTTCTTTGAAATCTTCGGTCCAATGCCCCACCGGCAATTCAACCACACGAATCTTATCTGTTCCGACCTTTTCATATACTCCCTTTATTAGAAATTTTGCGTCCGTAATTTTAGTAATCGTTCCTTTAAACCCTTCGTAATAAGGTATGAAGTCGTCGAACCCTTCGTTGCTAAATCCCTTCAACTTATTATTTAAATAATCGATAATTTGAAGCGGGTTGTAACACATAACGTCTGTGCTGAACCCTGTACCAATTCCTTTGGACCCATTAATCAATATAACCGGAACAATCGGAGCATAATAAATCGGTTCTACCAACTGTCCGTCGTCGTTCAGATAATTTAATACGTTGTCATCATTTGCTGGAAAGATGGTTCTCGTGATTTTATTTAGTTGAGTGAATATATATCTTTCCGAAGCACTGTCCTTCCCTCCCTGCAACCTGGTCCCGAATTGTCCGTTGGGCATCAACAAATTAACATTGTTCGATCCAACGAAATTTTGTGCCATTCCAACGATTGCCGCATTTAAACTTGCTTCCCCGTGATGATACCCAGAATGCTCTGAAACGTATCCCGAAAATTGTGCAACCTTAATTTCAGTAGTCAAATTCTTTTTAAACGCGGAAAACAATATCTTTCTTAAAGAAATCTTGAGTCCGTCCATCAAGTTAGGGATGCTTCTATCGCAATCATACTTGGAGAAATGAATTAATTCTCGGTCAATAAACTCTTCGTATGAAACGCTTGCTTTTTTCGTGTCCAAATACGCGGTTCTATCGTATTGTCTTAACCAATCCTTTCTGTTGTCAGCCCTCTTTTTATTAAACACCATGTCTATGGCGTCGTCGCTTTTTTCGGTTCTCTCAAAACCTACCATTTTTTTATTTTCAAAATATTCTCGGAATTCCTTGCCGGTACTCGTTCCGAGTCCCTTGTAGTACTTAATATTCCACCCTTTAAGGTCGTTCACGAGTTTCCACTCGTTGTATTCGCCGTCGTTATAAAACTCCAAATCTACCGCGCCTTTTTTCGCTTTCAAAATGGGTGTATTCATAAACCCTATAAAATTGGGTATGTTTGAAAGACTCGGCCATTCGGATTGAAATAGGTTGATACAAAGTCCCTTGATATGACTTCCGTCCAAGTCTTGGTCCGTCATAAACAAAACCTTGCCATATCTCAGTTTCGAATGAACGTCCTCGATGGTTTTATACTGTTTCCCTGTTTCCAGACCAAGAATCTTTTTAATCTCTGCGATTTCCTTATTTTCGGCAATTTTTTTAACCGCTTCTCCTCTAACATTTAGAATTTTACCTTTCATCGGATACACACCGATGGTATTACGGTCTTCCGACGACAATCCAGAAATAATTCCTGCCTTGGCAGAATCTCCCTCGCAAAATATAACCACGCACTGTTTAGAATTGACAGTTCCTGCCCAATTTGCATCTGTCAGCTTCGGAATGCCTCTAATGGACTTGCTTTTAACCCCGTCTGTTTTTTTTGCGGCTTTATGGTCCTTTACTTCGGTAATCGCGCACGCCGCCTCCATCACCCCCATTTTAGCAATCTTTTCAATAAACTTGTCGCTTACGTCGCATTTGGAACCAAATTTGGCGATTGGTGTATTCATGTAATCCTTTGTCTGGCTGTCGAAAGACGGGTTTTCCACATCGCACCTCAAGAACAGCATTAGTTGCTCTTTAATGCTGTTGGGGTTCACCTTTGTTTTCTTCTTTTTTTCGATGAATTCCACCAATTTTCGGGTAATTTGACCTAGAATATATTCGACATGTTTTCCTCCCTTGGGTGTGTGAATGCCGTTTACAAATGAAATTTGAACAAACTCATTTTTAGGTGTTAGCGCAACCGCATATTCCCATCGTTCTCCGTTTTCTTCAAATACGCGAGGGGTAGTTGCTTTGTCGCCAATATACATGTCGATATATTGTTGAAAGTTTTTAACGGGAACAAGTTTATCGTTGTATTTAACCTTTATCGTTTTGTCGGTTATTGCCGAAATGTCATATACACGCTTTTTTAGAAGCGACACAAAATCTGGAGAAGGTCCGTCAAGACCAAGACGTTTATAATCGGGTTTAAACGTAATCTTTGTGTAAGGTTTGGTTTTACACTTGGTAATGGTTGGCTTACAAATTTCGTCCAAATTATTGTTAAACTCTTGAACGTATTTAAACCCACGAATATGGTCGACCGTTTCAATTCGTCCATACGTCGACCAAATAAGAACCAGTTTAAACCCAAACCCATTCTTTCCACCAACAATCTTTTTTTCATCCTTATTATAATTAGTAGAGGTTCTCAGATGCCCGAATACCAACTCGGGAACCCATACTCCGTCTTGCTTAACTACGTCGATACCGTTTCCATCATTCACCATCGTAATGCTTCCGTCGTCATTCACCGATATGTCAATATGCGAAACGGCAACCGCATTTGTAGGGTCGGTCGCAATTCTGGATTTCATTCGCACGACGTGGTCGCGACAATTAACGATGCCTTCGTCGAACAATTTAAATAGACCAGGGACATAGGTGATATTTTTTTCAATAATAATGTCTTCCGCATCTTTGGTAATCCAAACATCAGAATCTATTTGTTCGACGGAACCGATGTAGGTATCTGGATTATCCAAAATATGCTGCTTATCCGTTTTTTGCTGAACGTCAAAGAACATTTTTTCGGGTTGGGTATCTTTAGAACTCATGTTGTTGTAATGTATTAATTATATTAAAGGATATATTTAAATTCATTTTTTTTATCAATTGGTGAAAATAACATAATTATAACATAATTATAAAATATAAATAAAATATATGTATTCTCAAAGACAATTTACACCAGGAAAAAAATCAAACTCATCTAAAATTCATTATATTGCTGCTTATAACGCAAAATATCCTAATGCGACACAACTGAATTGTTCGTGCGTTGAAGACCAGTATAATAAATTTGTAGTCGGTTCAGAATCAGCATCTACACGAACATCCGATAATTTAAGAGTTTCACAAGTAATTAAGTATTCAAAAGGCGGTCAATCACAATATGGAAATTCTTATTTAGGGAAACCAATTAATATCAATTATTTAGGGAAAGCAGAGGGAATGCCAGGAGGTGGAGGTGGACCTCCATTAAATAAATTTAATTAATTACAACACATTTATTTAAACAATTTTAAATTAAATAAATTAATATGCGTTGTAATTAATTTCACGTTTTTTTCTCAACATATCATATAATGACATTCGATAAAACAGAAGGAAGTAGAGCAGAAGTTTGGCACGGAACCGCAAAAAAAACCAGTGGTAATCTTACCAAAAATAATTTGATGATGAACAAACACGGACGAATTGTGTCAAAAAAGAAACATTTTACCGCTAAAAAAGAAAAGAGACTTGTGAAAGCTGGGTTTTTAACCAAAAAGGGACATTTTGGATTTATCAAAGACACTAAATCGCATAAACGTGGGCGACCTAAGGGAAGTCATAACAAACGCCGCCAAATGAAAGGTGGGATGGCGTTGGGCGGGATGTTAAATCCTAGTTCGTATGGTGGAAACAGTCAATAATTACCTTACAACTGTACCTGAATATTGTTGTCTAACCAATTGTTTATTTTCTCTCAATCTGGCGTTTCTTGTGAATTCCCAATTTTCAATGATGGATTGGTCCAATTCGCACTTCTGATGAGCCATATATTGGTGAGGTCCGTCATAAAACAACGTGACTCCCTCATTTTTACTCGTACAAGAACCATCTACCAACGACGCCTTAAAAAACAAATATTCGTCTTTGGACCCAATTTTGTATG